GAAGTTAATTTTGCTAATGCTGATGACGTTTTTGATTTAGTTATTGACACAAAGTTGTCAGGGGTCAAGATTTCTGATTTGATGCGTAAATTCATCATTGAAAACATTTACGAGAATGTTCGTCTGCAGCCTCTGATGTGGAATGAGGAGTTTGTAACCTCGTTGGAGTGGCATTATGCATAAGCAAGAGCTTATTGAGCGTATGGTGTTTGAGTTGCGCCGCCTGGAATGGGTTAGGCGTGTAGTGGCTGATGTGAAGGGGCGTATGTAATGAATACACCGTTGAGAAGTGTTAGAGTGCCTGACGAGGTTTGGAAGCCTGCTAAGGCTCGTGCTGAGGCTGAGGGTATTCCGTTGACGGCTGTTATTGTTACGGCTTTGATTCAATTCCTTGAGGGCAAGTAATGGCTGGGCGTATGAGTTCACGGGAAACCGTGGAAGAAGTTGACTGGCTTACTAACGGTGGAATGAGTGAGTATCAGATTTGTGAGGCGTTGCAGAAAACTCCTGCAGCGATTGCTAAGGCTGGTTGGCGTTCTGATCGTAAGGATATTTATTCACGGTTTGAGATGGTGCGCCGTGAGTATCGGTAGGCGGTCTAAGGCTCAGGTGGCTGTGTCGCGCCCTATCGTCTATAAGCGTGACGGTAGGTGTTGTGTGGTTGATGGTTTGTTTGAGGCTGTTAGGTGGCCTTGTGCAGGCGGTTTGACGGTGCAGCACCGGCGCGGTAAAGGCATGGGCGGTAGCGCTTTGGGTGATGATCCTAAGAGCCTGGTAGTTATGTGTGCGTTTCATAACGTGTTGCAGACTGCTGATGCTGATTTTGCTGAGGCGTGCCGCCGGTATGGTTGGGCTGTGCCTCGTTTTATTGCTGATCGTAATGATTTGAGCCGTATTCCTGTTAAATATGTTGACGGCTGGTTTTTGCTTTCTGGTGGGGATAGGTTTAGGGTGAGTGATGAAACGGCTTCAGAATTGATGCTTGAGGCTTACGGTGACTTATTCGTTTGAGTGCTAGAATAGACATATAATTAAAAACGGCCCTAGCCAGGTAGTGACACCTTGACTAGAGCCTAAGCAATTACCTTGACATGAAAGGCAACGCCATGACTAATAGTATAACTGACAAGCGCACCATAGCGCTAAATTATGTGGGGATTTCAGCCCGTAAGCTTACAGAAGCTGCAGGCGATTATGAGCAGGCACTAGCCGCCGCCAAACTACTCAAGCATTACATTGAGTTGGCGCGTGAAAACGGCTGCACGGGCAAAGAGATCACGTTTGCACTCGGTATGAGTGAAGATAAGCGTCAAGCTTTGGGCGTGAACTAATGGCAACCTACTCAAAGATTGAACACAGCCTTTACGATAATCCCAAAATTGTTGGGCTATCTTGTGAAGCATTTAGAGCCTATGTTGAGGGCATCCTATATTCAGGCAAGAATCTGACTGACGGCTTCCTTGACGAGCGTATTGTTTCCCGTATGTGGGGTACGCAAGTAGCTGAAGAACTGACTGCTAATGATCCTGTAAACCCCTCTTGGCAGCGGGTTGAGGGTGGCTGGCTGATTTACGGTTTTACTGAGCGTCAGAATACTAAAGAACACGTTGAGAACGTGAAGAAGAAGCGTAAAGAAGCTGTTGAAAAGCGTTGGAATGATGCAAAAGCTAAACAAACTTCTAACACTGCTGATACAAACGCTATACAAAATGAATACAAAACTGATACAAAAGCTATACCAGATACAGATACAGATACAGATACAGATACAGATACAAATAAAGAACTTAAGCGCGGTACGCGCCTACAACACCCATTTGTTCTAACCAATGACATGATTCAGTGGGCTGTGGAGAAACACCCACTTGTTGACTTCCATTTACAGACTGAAGCCTTTATTGATTATTGGACTTCTCAGCCTGGGCAGAAGGGCGTTAAGACTGATTGGGTTGCTACTTGGCGTAATTGGATTAGAAACTCACGGCCTACGTTGCAGCCTGCTAAACCTGTTACTGATCCTAATGACTGGATGAAGTCTGAACCGATTGTTCTGCCATGAAAATTTATTATGAAGATGATTCAGTAACTCTTTATCACGGTAATTCTTTTGAGTTACTTGCTGGCATGGAAGATTCAAGTGTTGATTGTGTAATTACTGATCCGCCTTATACCGGATATGTTCACAAAAATTCTAAGTCTAACCGAAGTGGTAATGGCATTTCTGAGATTGATTTTGATTCTTTTACTGACGAGCAGTTGCAGTTAGCTTTTGACGAGTTTGGCCGTGTAACTCGCCGTTGGGTAGTTTCAACTTTGGATCATAGGCATTCTTACCCTATGGAGAATAATCCACCCAAAGGGTTGCGTCTAATGCGTTTAGGAGTTTGGGTAAAAAATAATCCTATGCCACAGATTTCTGCTGATAGACCTGGTCATGGCTGGGAGTCTATTGCCTATTTACATAAAGCAGATGTAAAGTCTGAGTGGAATGGTGGCGGTAGTCATGGTAATTACGTTTCTAATCTTGCAACACCTACAGGGCACCCAACACCTAAGCCAGTGAAAATGTTTTCTAGCTTTGTTGAACGGTTTACAAATCCTAGTGATTTAATTCTTGATCCATTTACAGGGGGGGCACTACTTTGTTAGCTGCTAGAAATCTTGGCCGTAAAGCTATTGGCTGTGAACTTGACGAGAAGTATTGTGAAATTACTGCTCAAAGACTTTCGCAAATGACTTTTGATTTGGAAAACCTATGAGCGCGGTAGAGCAGGCAGTAATTGGTTCAGTTTTACTTGACTCCAGCGTTATGCCTTTTGCACTGAAAGAAGTAACTGCTTCAGACTTTAGTGATCCTGAGCTTGAAACGATTTGGTCTGGTCTTGTGCGTATGCGTGCAGGTATGGAACATATTGACGCTTTGACTGTTGGCGGTAAATTGTCTGAGTGGGGTTTACGCCGCATAACTGTCGCTGACTTGTGGAAGCTTATAGATGCAGTGCCTCATGCTCATTCTGTTGCTGAATATGCTCGTCAGGTTCGTTTGGATTCTGTGCGCCGTAGGATTCGTGAGGCTGGGCATCAGTTGCTTGGTGAGGCTGACGCTCCTGAGCCTGGTGAAACGATTGCTAAAGCTATTCAGCTTTTGAAGGATACTCAGCAGGGTACTGTGTCTAATGATTTACGCGCTAAGACTTTGAATGAGATTCTTGAGGGTCAGGATGATTATGACTGGTGCATTCCTGGTTTGTTGGAGCGTAAAGACCGTTTTGTTTTGACGGGTACTGAGGGTGCTGGTAAGTCTACGTTTGTGCGCCAGTTGGCTTTGCTTTCTGCGGCAGGGATTCACCCTACATTGTTTCAACCTATTCAGCCGGTTAAGACTTTGATTGTTGATGCTGAGAATACCGAGCAGCAGTGGCGTAGGGCTACGCGGTCTATGGCTGATAAGGCTTCTCGTCAGGGTTCTGTTGATCCGCGCCTATCGGTGCAGTTGGCTTGTTCGCCTCGGTTGGATATTACTCGTGAGGCTCATTTGGGTCAGGTGCATAGGTTGATTGACGAGCATGCCCCTGATGTTTTGTTTATTGGGCCTTTGTATCGGTTGACTTCTCGCGCTATCAATAATGATGATGATGCTGCGCCGTTGTTGTCTGCGCTTGATACGTTGCGTGATAGGGGCGTTGCTCTTGTTATGGAAGCTCATGCCGGTCATGCTGTTTCTAGTGGCGGTGACCGTGAGATGCGCCCTCGTGGTAGCGCGGCTCTTATGGGTTGGCCTGAGTTTGGTATGGGTATTAGGCAGTCTAAGCTTGACCCTTCCACCTTTGACCTTGTGCGTTGGCGTGGTGATCGTGACGCTAGGGATTGGCCAAGGTTTATGCGTAGGGGTGGTGATTGGGCTTGGACTCCAGCAGAATTATAAACCTGATGCAGGCTGATGCTTTCTTTAGCCAGAAGATTACTAAGCGTTATGCAAAATGTGTAGAAGCTGAACGGTTTACACTCACACCTGTAAAAGCTCGCAAAAAATTGTCTAAAAAGGTGGCAAAAGTTTCAACTGATACTGTAGTGTTTACTGAAAGACAGTTACAGATAGCTGTTGCAGCACTCGAAAAGGGGAAACCATGACACATGAAGAAGCAGAAACAACACAACACCTGCTAATTCTTCTCAATAAGATTCTCTACTATGTAGGGGAAACTTCTCAGGGCCGTATGAGTCCTGAGGTTGGTATGGAGAATATAATCTCCGAAGTAATGAAAGGCTAATGAAAATGGCGAAGATAGAACTCAATGCGTTCGTGTCTGATTGGAAGTTTGGGGAGAAAGTTCCTAACCCTTCCTGGGGCATGAAAGTATCTGAACCACACTCTAAAAAAGAGGGCGAAAAGTGGGTAAAGGTTGGATCAACCAACTACACCGTGAAATCTGCTTACGGGGTTGATATTGACTTTAGTAAGTTTGGGCAGGGTGAGCGTGTAGCTATTGTGGGTACGCTTACTTCTGAATCGTGGGAGTCTAACGGCAACAAGGGTAAGAGTCTTGTTATCAAAGCTACCTCAGTTGAGTTGTTACAGTCAGGGCAGCATGAACACCGCAATGTTGGTACTCGTGACCCGTTCACAGATGCAGACGCGCCTTTTTAACCATGAATCAACTTGTTGCTAACTTTTTTGTGTTGGCTCTTATTGTTGTGCTGGTTCTTCTCGCTATTCAGGCTGAACCAGTCACAGCAGTAATGGGGTATGTTCTAGCCGGTATTCTCGCTCTTGCGTTACTGGCACAAACATTGAAGGGGAAATAAATGCTTGAAGGATTAAAGCCTGTAAAGGTGCAGGTGAAGTGCAAGATTGGCCGCTTTCTTGACGATCTTGACGAGAAAGACCGCAAACTGATGCAGGGCTATCTTGACGATTTGGATTTTAGTGCAGAAGCTTTAAGCCACGCATTGAAAGAGCGTATTCAGTCAGATATTGGTTCTAGTGTTATACGCCATCACCGCAAGCTTCAATGCTGTTGCACTAAACTAGGCTAATGCTCGAAAATCTATCGCCAGCACCAAAGATTCAGTCGAAGGCTAAATATAAGCCTGGTATTGAGTTTGACGGTAATGAGGGTACGGCGGTTACTCCTGGTTACGATAATGAGCCGGAAAACTTTGATGCTTTTCTGATTGATGCTGGGCTTGACCCTGACGGTATCGAAGTGATACCACCAGTACGCACGAGCCGTTGGCAGCAGCAGAAAGACGGCGAACTGGTTTGGCTTACCTCGTATCGGTTTACTTTTAGGCGTAAGGCTGTAGGGATTGACCTTCCACTATTGTTGGCTGAAGCCAAGAAAAGTGTGAAGCTTAAGCCTCTCAAGTCTGTTGAGTCTAAGGCTCTTGTAGTGTTGTGGTCTGATTTGCAGGTGGGTAAGGTTGACTATCGCGGTGATAGTAAAAGCCTTATTGAGCGTGTAGCTCTTATGCAACAACGCCTCACGGATCAGATAAAGCGTGAAAAGCCTTCTAAGGTTATTTTTGCTGACATGGGCGATACTGTGGAGAACTTTAGTAACGCCGCTAACATGGCTCAGTTGCAGTCTAATGACCTATCCATTATGGAGCAGGTTGACCTTGCTACAACTTTTGCCTGGCAGACACTCAAACTAATAGTCAAGCTCGTGCCTGATGTCACTTATGCCTCTATCGGTTCTAATCACTGTCAGTGGCGTGTGGGCGGTCAGACTGTGGGTAAAGCAACTGATGACTGGGGCGTGTACATTGGCCGCCAGTTGGCTAGGTTAGCTGGCGAACTAGAACTACCAATAAAGTTCCTAGAACCTCAACCACATGACGAGTCTTTAGCTCTTGATGTGTTTGGTGACGGGGTGCATATTTTGGGTTTGGTTCACGGTCATCAGGTGCAACGCCCTGAAGCTATCGGGGATTGGTGGCGTAAGCAAGCATTTGGCCGCCAGCCTGTAAGTGAAGCAACTATTCTGTGCCACGGGCATTTTCACCATTTGCGCGTAACAGAGATGGGTTCAACCACAACAGGCGGTTCTAGGTTTGTCATCATGGCCTCGACACTAGATAACGGTTCAGGCTGGTATAAGAAGCGCAGCGGTGAAGATAGCGTGCCTGGGCTAGTAACGTTTGTGCTTGAGCAGGGTATTGATTTTACGGGCACTGTATATAAACTGTAGTTAGTTGAAAAGGGGAAACCATGAAACCTTATTATCAGGATGATTTTGTTACGCTGTATCACGGCGATTGTTTAGAGCAGACTAAATGGCTTGAAGCTGACGTTCTTGTTACTGATCCGCCTTATGGGATTAACTGGAAAATAAGCAACTATAACGGTGGGCGCAAACATGACGGCATTGCTAACGATTCAACAACTGCTGTAAGAGATGAAGTATTGAAGTTGTGGGGGAATAAACCTGCAATAGCTTTTGGTTCACCATTACTTGCACCGCCGGAAAAAACTAAACAAGTCCTTGTGTGGAAGAAAGCACCAGATTCTGGGTTTATGGGTTCTATTTCAGGATGGCGGCGAGACTGGGAAGCTATCTATCTTTTAGGCGAATGGCCTTCACTCCCTGCAACAAGATCAGGAGTTATTGAAACAAAATTAGGAATGAGCAGTTACCTTAGTGGTCATCCTCACGCAAAACCTGTTGCAGTGATGGAGTTACTAATTGATTCTTGCCCCGAAGGTGTTATTGCTGAACCTTTTGGCGGTGGTGGTTCAACGCTAGTAGCTGCGCGTAATCTAGGGCGTAAAGCAATAGGTGTAGAACTAGAAGAAAAGTATTGCGAAATTATCGCAACTCGTTTAAGTCAACAAGCATTTAATTTTGAGGAGCTGTAAATGCCTAGTTATGTCTATCAGTGTGATTGTGGCTATCGTGAAGAAGTCACGCACAGCATCACTTCAGAAGTGCAAATAATGTGCAGCTACTGTGACAAGCCGTTAGTGCGTAAACCTCAACGGTCTAGTGTGCAGTTCAAGGGTGATGGCTGGGCGAGTAGGGAGACACGGTGAGTGAGATTAGTGCATACCGTGACGGGTACACGTTAGGTCAGCATAGTATGCGTACTGCCGCTTATGAGTGGGGGTTTGAGAAGGGTGAACAGGCAGAGCGTGAACGCATCATAAAACTTTTAGACGATAACCATACTTGGGCTTGGCAACATGACCCAGTTAGTCAAGATAGTTGTGCTTCTTGCGAGAGTATTGCGCTTATCAAGGGAGAGAACAAGTGAGTGAATACACACCTACAACTGGCGAAGTAGAGTTCTACTTTTCCCGAGGAAGAGGATACGAAACGGGTGCAGAACAATTGCAACGGTTCGCTGAGTTTGACCGTTGGCTTGCAGAAGTAAAAGCCCAAGCATGGGCAGACGGCTACACAGCAGGAACGCATGACTGGCGAACTGAAAGCCTAACAACGCCTAATCCTTACCGAGGAGAGAACAAGTGAAGGTTCTAGCCTTAACGCCGTGGCCTATCTATCCAGCCACTTCAGGCGGTCAAGAACGGTGCTGGAATCTACTCAGCAACATACCTGATGTAACTATTCACGCCCTTGACTGGACTGGTGCAGACTCGTGGCAACGCGTAGGCGCAACAAACTACCGCACTATCGCTGCTGATCCTGTAGCACGCATAAGAGCGCAACAACTCTTAGCGTCAGGCGTAACCACTTATGACCCTATCCCTTCCATAGTCAAAGATGACCTCAAGAGTTTCCGTAAAGCTATTGACGATAGTGACCCTGACTTAATCATTCTTGAACACCCCTGGCTGTTAGACCTTATAGATGGCAGACCGTACATTTATGACAGTCACAATTGCGAGACAGTGAACAGCCGTCAGCAACGCCCACGCGCTATGGAGAATGACCTTGTAGCCTCGTTGGAACGCCGCGCTACACAGCAGGCTGAACACATGACCTACACCAGCCCAGCAGACCTAACCACAATGCAGAAGCTCTACCCGTTCACTACACCCACAACACACATACCAAACGGGCTAACACTCCCACAACAGCAAGCGACAGGAGAAGAACTAAACCTACTCTTTATCGGATCACTCTACGGCCCAAACATTCAGGCCGCAAAAAACCTTCTAGCACTCGCCCCACTCTTACCTGAATACAAGATACGCATACTAGGTAATGTATGCAACGCCCTTACACCCACCAGCGACAATGTTGAACTGATAGGAGCAGTAACAGAGAAACAAATGGATTACTATTTCAAGACCGCTCATGCCTTTATTAATCTTGTTACTGAAGGTTCAGGCACTTCACTCAAGATAGCAAGAGCTATCAGTTATGCACTACCAGTAATCAGCACACCTCATGGCGCACGAGGCTACACCTCACCACTAATCTGCTCAATCGCTAATGTGCCAGACATGGTTAGGTCATTGCGGAAAAACTGGAAACCACATTCTGAAGAAAGCTACGCAGAAGCTTTACCGCTGCAATGGTCTATTCAGGCAGACAAGATGGCAGGTGTTATCAATGGCCTTCAATAAACCCTGCGTAATCTGTGGCACACTCTCACGCGGATCAAGATGCACTGAACACCAGAAAGAATTAGACCAACGCAAACAGGCCGCAAAAAACTCAGACCCCACATACCGAAACAAGAAGGCTACCCTATACGGGTATACCCACCAGCAGGCTAGGCGTCAGGTCATAGCATCAGCCATTGTCTGTCATATATGTAGCAAGCCATTCACTTACGGGGAAAAGATAGACGCTGACCACCTATACCCAGGAGACCCCACCTCACCCCTAGCACCAGCACATCCATCCTGCAACCGTAGCCGAGGCAACAAACCAATCGAATAAATATTCGAACAAGCCACAAGCAAGGCACAAACACAATATGTAGTGCCACCACACCCCCCACGTCATAGAT